CATCATAGAAGAGCTTGATTTTGAGACTATCGTAAATAGAAAAGTAGAAAGAGTAAAAGCTATTTTGGCTGAACGTGGTATAGAGTGGCAGCCAAGCGAATCTGATGATTTGATGACGATGATAGAGGCTGATGCTTATGACGAAATGCTTTTAAGAACAAGAATAAACTATACGGTAGAACAGCAACTTTTAGCATTTGCAACCGGCTCTAACCTTGACCATATAGCAGCTACAAGATATGGAGAAGTAAGGCTTGAAGGTGCGAAACCTTACGCAAAATTTGAGTTTTCTTTGTCTATTGCACTTGAGACAGATGTTACCTTGCCAGAAGGACTTCTGCTTGGAGATGGCAAAGGAGTGCAAGCAAAACTGATCGAAAACGTAACCATCCCTGCAGGCTCTTTGAGCACACAAGGTACGGTTGAACTGCAAGAATTTGTAAGAGAGAGTGACATAAAAACGGAGATTATTTTAACTCCTTTACCTTATGTAATAGAGGCAAAACAGCTTGAGTCTTTTGCAAACGGAGCAGATCCGGAAGATGATGAGAGATTTAGAGAAAGAGTGTGGCTGAGTAGAGAGAAGAAGACGACAGCCGGAAGCAGACTGCAATATATCTACTATGCAAAAAGCGCTGATGTTAGGGTCGCAGATGTGCAGATAATAGATGATACAGCCGGAGTAGTAAAAGTCTATCTGCTAAGCGATACCGGAGCAGCAGATACAGTGATGATAGACAGAGTAAATGAAACACTAAACAAAGAGGAGATAAGACCTTTAACAGACGATGTACAGGTTTACAGTGCAGAGATAATAGATGTGACAGTAGATGCGGTTGTAAAACTTTACGACCTTTCTTTGCAATTGCAGGTTGATGAGCAGATAAGAAATGCATTTGCAGCTAATACTATGATTTTCGGTAAGTCTTTAACATTGGCAAAGATTTACGATCTGCTTGGTGGTGAACAGGTGGCTGATGTGGTGCTTAACGCTCCGACGGCTTCTGTAATCTTGCAGCCTTACCAGGTGGCAAGAGTGACACTAAATTTAGCATATGAGGCTGCGTAATGCTTCCAGCATATATGAACGAACTTTGGCAGGCCTACTGGCAGATGAGCCAAGAAGATAGACGTGCGATTGACCCTGCTCTTGTCAGTGTAGATCCTCTAACTTGCAGCGAAAAAGTCTTGCCTTATCTTGCCTGGGAGTGCGGGGTAGATATAAGCGCTCTTGATACCAATACGGCAAGAAAACTTATAGACGGAGCGATAAATTCGCACAGAATGGCCGGAACCATAGGTGCTCTTGATATTTCTTTAAAAGCCTTTGGAAATATAGAAGTAAAAGAGTGGTTTGAAACCGGCAAAGCTCCATATACCTTTGATTTGGATCTGTCTTTAGTTGATACCCAGATAACCGCAAGTTTAAGAGCAAAACTTGAAACTATTGCAAAGCAGAAAAAGAATGCAAGAAGCAAATTGGACGAATTGATTCTCTCTTACAGAACATCTAAAGAGGCTTATGCTTATGTAGGCGGATTGGGAGAGAGCGGTAGTTACGCACAGATGATAGACGGATACACAAACAGCTCTTTAGGAACAGTTTACAGCGCTGTAGGCTCTATGGGAGAAGTTTCGGCAATAGCCACAATGGAGGAGACGATATGGCAGTAGGACAAAGCATAATAACTGCGAACGGGATTATGGCACTCGCAAATGCAAGTGCGGTTGGAAAACTTGTTAAACCTAAATACTTTAAATTCTCTGATGTAGATTACAACTTAGATCCAACTTTAACAGATATCAGCGGATGGATTACAAAAGATATATCGGTATATGCTACTATAGATAGTAGTACTGTGGAATTTACCTGTGATGTTGCGCCTGAAGAGGCTACAAAATATACAAAAACGGCTGGTCTGTATCTCGAAGACGGCACTCTATTTATGCTTGCAAAACCCCCTTTCTCATTCCCACCAATGCTAAGACAGACTTTTAAGATTCAACTTGTTTATCAAAATGCAGAGCAACTTATTGATTTCCAATATGTGCCTTTTTATGAAACTGAACAGGATTTAAACATTTTAGAGTCTGCAACGGAATCGGCGCTTAGAGTTTTAGGCATACAGGAAGATATTACGCTTTTGCAGACGGCAAGAGCCGATTACTACAGATTCAAGAGTGTAGCAAACAGCACACTTATAGAGCATAAAACAAAAATAGCGCAAAACGAAACGGACATAAAAGAGCTGCAGCTGGCACAGTTAGATATTAGCGCGGAATTAGGGTTGCAGATTTTTCAAAACAGTTTGGAAATATCTCTAATCAAATCTAAAATAGGAGGATAATATGGGTATAAATTTAGCTGAGATACAGCAAAAACAGGACAGGCTCTTAGCAAACATAGCTGAGCAAAACCGCAAAGCGTATAAAATGTTTTACTCGCCGACTCCGGCTAACGTAACTCTTCCACAATATGATGAGAATGGCAACCTTTTAAATGTAACGATTCCTAATCGTGCAAGGATCAAAGAGCAGATTTGGAACGATGCAGCAACCGGGATGTATAAGATATATTACGTTGATGCTGTAAACGGAAATGACGGAAACGACGGTACATCTACGAGTCCTTTTGCGACGCTGAGGAAGGCCATTATAGCTGTTCCGAGGGGAGGCTTGGGAATTATATATGTAAAAGGAGACTTAGTACAAACCAGCGAACAAATAATGGGAGTAGAGGGGAGAAAAATTATTATTAGAGCACACGCAGATACGCCTAATGCAGTATTAACTTTTAGAAATACTAATGGAAAAGATGCTCTTGTTGTAAATTATAATTCTCATTTAAGCATAAATATGGATTGTGCATTTGAGAATGTTTACGATACAAACTTAAGAAGTGCTTTAAGTTGTTATGGCAACAGCCAGATAGCTATTCTTAACAACTATCAAGCGACCGTACAAAACGGCACATCAATTAAATCTAATGTAACAGTAGGAGACAACACACGTCTTGTCTGGATTAGAAATGCGGGATTATATTATGCAAATATGAATATTACGACAGGAACAAATTGTTTACTGTTTGGGTGTGGAGAAACAGGAGCCGTCGCCGGGGTCAATAAAGGAACAATTACTCTAAACGGAGCAACGCCAACTGATACGGATATTATTAATCTGACAGCAGGAATTATCAAGGACGCCAACGGTGTTCCAAGAAATATTGTATCTAATGTAATTTTCTAATTAAGGGGCTGATGTGAAAACGGCATACGAATTAGGAAAAGAACACAATAAAAAGGGTTATAGCATACATTATAACCCTTTTAGACATAAAGGTAGTGCAAAGGATTATGAGGCTTGGGAAAGAGGCTGGATAGATGAAGAAAACAAAAAGGAGAGAAAATGCTAAAAATACTTAAAGTAGGTAACCTTGTTTACGAAAACATAGGAATTAAAGAGATAGATGAAGAGGGCAATATTGTAGACAATCCGGTTATTCCTAAAGATTTTGCCCAGCTAAAAAACTGTGCCTTGGACACTATTAGATGGCAGGCAGGACAAAAACTCCAAAGTACAGACTGGGTTGTTACAAAAATCTACGAGGCACAGGTTACAGGCGGGGATGTAGAGGTTCTTAAAACAAAATATACAGACATACTTGCCCAAAGAGAAAGCATAAGAGCTTTGAGCAACTCCAAAGAGGACACAGTAAATAATTATAGCACGTATGAAGAGCTGCTTGAAACCTGTAAGGACCTTACGCTATGAGAGACAAGAGCGGAAGAACACCTTTGGAGAATGCTTTGCAACATATTGTTGCAGGGCTTGTATTTGTATTAGCAAGCTGGCTTTTATTTGGGAATGTTCTTTACGGTGCAATTGCCGCAACGTTTTTCTTTATAGGAAGAGAACGCAGGGACTATGAGATTAAGGAGCATATACCGGTTAAACACTGGTATAGGGGTTGGAATGTTCTAAAGTGGGATATACCGGATTTAGCGGTAATTCCCGTTGTTTGGATTGTATATGTAATGTTTGGATAAGGAGTAAAAAATGAGTCTTAACAGAGGGATTGTAGTAGACATCACCAGCAGCTCGGCAAGGCCGATTAAAATTAGCAGCACGATACCGATGGCTTTGGTGCTTACGGCAGATACTGCGGTACAGGCTGGAATGTATTATTTCGATAGTGTAAAGGCTGCTTTAGCTGATACAACTTTATCGGCAGCCACAGGCGGAAACCTGCTTAAATATCTAAAATTTGGAGAGGACAAATACGGTCTTATGGTGCCTTTGGTTGTAAGTGTTGCCCATATAGATGCAGATGCAGCAGTAGAAAAATCTAACGTGATAACAGCTGTAAACGATCTTGCCTATGCACCTTCAAAGTTTGGTATTCGCCCGGACATTATAGGAGTAGGAGACTGGAGTGTGGATCTAGATGTTGCAAATGCTTTAATTGCTACTTGTGAGAAACTAAAAGCAAGAAGTTTTATAGATTTAGATGCAGTAGATAATGCAGATGCCATAACTAAAAGAGATCAGTTCGGAAGTGACAGGGTAACACCTGTATTTACAAACCTGATGGATTGGAATACCCAGACAAACTCTACTGAAGAGTACAGCGCAAGTATCGCTCTTGCATATCTTAGAGCTGCAACAGACGGAAGCAAAGATATAGGATACAGCTACTCTATTTCTAACAGAGTACTAAACGTTAGCGGTCCAAAAGTGCATAGAGAGTTTCTTGCAGGTTTCCAGGATGAGACAGATAGCTTGACATCTGCACAGATTACAAGCTTCATAAACTACAAAGGGTTAAGAAGTTGGAACTATCAAACCTGCAGTGCAGATCCTATTTGGCAGGATGCAAGAAGAGTTAGGATCTTTGACTTGGCAGCATTTGCGGTGATAGACGGGATATTTTGGGCGGTTGATAAAGACTTAAATGCTCTTGATGCAGCAAAAGACAGCCTTAGGGCTTTTATGGCTAGCTTAGTAGGGCAGGACGTTATGCTTGGATTTAGTGTCTATCTGGACACTGAGCTTACAACTCCGACAGCTATTACAAACGGAGAGTTTTATTTCAAGATTGAAGCGCAGGAGACACCGTCACCATCACTCATTAAAGTTACATTCGACAGAGTTGACGCTTACGCAAGCGTAGTTTACAAGAGATTATCTTAAGGAGTAGAGAATGGCTAATATTCCGGCAGTTGGCAGACAGGTTAATGTGTTTGTAGGAGGAATAGGATTTGTAGGAAAAACGGAAGAGTATAAGCTTCCGGATATAAAAACCGTAAAAGTGGACGGGCCAAACGGTGTACCTGTGGACACTGGTATTTTAGAAAAGCTGGAAGCGGAAGTTACGCTTAACACTCTCAGCGACGTAATCTTTACAGAGCTTAGCAAACTTCAAAATGCTCAGATTACGCTCAAAAGTGCGCTTAGTGAGGGTGGGATCTCTAAGAGCAGCAGGGCATCTTTAACAGGAAGTATCGATATAGAAAGAGATCCGTTTAAGTCAAAAGAGACCGCAAAGGTAAAGATAAAGATACATGTCCTTACATATCAGGAAGAGATAGACGGTAAAGAGGTTGTGAATATAGATTTGCCTAACAATATCGCAATCGTTGGTGGTAAAGACCTATACGAAGATATTAGAAATGCCATTAGCTAAGGAGCAAAAATGAAGATAAGAGCGACCCATTTCATACAGATAAAAGAGGTTCTTGAAAGAGACAAGAACGGCAAGCCTACAAAATACGGCAAAGACCTTTTTCTTGCAAGAAGAGGGGACGAGGTAGAGGTGACAAAGGCGCAATTAAAACTTTTGGAAGAGCAAGCAAAAGGAAAGTTTGTAATCATAGAGGAGGCAAAAGTTGAAGGAAATAAAACTAAGTAACGGGCAAGTTGTAAAGATGAGAGAGCCTAAGGTAAAAGATATGAAGCTGGTAAAAGATGTAGAAGATGATTTTGAAAGAGAGATAAAGCTTATTGTAAATCTGACAGAGATGACACCCCAAGAGGTTGAAAATCTCTCTATGAAGGATTTTAACAAGCTCGATAAGGCTTTGCAGGATTTTTTATTTTAAATTGGAAAGAGTGCAGGAAAGCCATCTCTTTTATAGGGGCGGTTCTGCATTTTTCCTATACCGAAATGTTGGAAGTTGAAACAAGTGAGTTAAAGGCTCTTTTTGAAGAAGCCGGTGAAATCTTTAAAGAGATTAATGGTGGCTAACAATAAAGAAAAGAGGGCAATTATAAGCCCTCCCGCAAATGCAGCAGGAAAGGCTAATAAAAACAGAGCAAAAGGATTTTTCAAAAGAGACGGCTCTATTATAAGCAACATAGCAAAACCGACTATAAAAGAGAAAATTATGAACTCTTTTTCTGTTTTTATCAGCTTTTCCATATCTTTAGTATAGCTTAAAGAGGAAAGAATGTCAACTAAAACTCTCGGACTTACTATAACAATTGGTGCAGCTTTACAAGGGACATTCGGCAACGCCTTTAAAACTGTAGAGGAAAAAACAGCATCTTTATCAAAAAATCTTAGAAAAATCGGTTTTAAAAAAGATCTAGCAAAAAATATAGTCGCACTAGATAGAGAGTTTAAAAGGCTAAAAACTGCACAAGAGCGAGCAGGCGGAGCGAGCAAAGAACTAAAAAGAAAACTCTTTGAGACTGCACAGGCTCTAAACAAAGCAAAAAAAGAGGCCAAAGCCTACGGAATAGAACTTAAAAACGCATCTAAAATACAAAAGGCACTTGAAAAACTTGAAAAAGTTAATGCAGAAGTTGGGGTCTCTTTAGTTAATACACAAAACAGGAAACAGATAAGAGAGAATTTGAGAGGACAAATATTTGACAAGATAGCTTTAGGGGCTACCGTTGCCGTGCCTATTAAAGCTGCCATCAACTTTGAAAGCGCTATGGCAGACGTGGGCAAGGTGGTAAATTTTAAAGATAAAGCCGAATTTAAAGCATTCGGTGACGAGATACTAAAAATGTCTACAAAAATCCCTATTGCAGCTGATGGCTTGGCAGCTATTGCAGCAAGTGCCGGACAGCTTGGCATTGCAAAGGATAAGATTTTAGGCTTTACAAATATCGTTGCAAAAATGTCTACTGCATTTGATATGAGCGCAAATGAAGCGGGTGAAAGTGTTGCTAAGCTCATGAATGTTTACGGGCTTGCTCTAAAAGATGCAAACTCTTTGGGAGATGCCATAAACCATCTATCCGATAATACGGCAGCAAAAGCCAGAGATATAGTTAATGTATTGGCAAGAATAGGCGGTACTGCAAAAATGTTTGGGCTTAGCGCTACACAGGCGAGTGCTTTGGCTGATGCCTTTTTGGCTATGGGTAAAGGGCCAGAGGTGGCCTCTACCGCTATAAACTCTCTTCTTAACAAGCTTGCAACGGCGGATAAACAGGGTAAAAAATTCCAAGACGCTCTTGCAAAGATTGGTATGTCTTCTGCAGATATAAAGTTTAAAATCCAGAACAATCCGCAAGAGGCGATAATGTCTGTACTGAAGAGCATAAAAGAGCTGGATAAAGAAGAGCAGATGGGTATTTTAACAGATATGTTCGGAACGGAATACGCAGACGATATAGCTCTTTTGGTTAGCGGATTGGATAATTACAAAAAAGCTATAAAGCTTACTGCAAAAGAGGAAAATTATCGTAATAGTATGCAAAAAGAGTTTGACAACAGGAGCAAAACTACCGCTAACCAGCTGCAGCTTTTAGGCAACTCCGTAACAAGAATAGGCATAAATATCGGTTCTGTCTTTTTGCCTGCAATTAACAGACTTATTAAAGGGATAGCAGACACAACTAATGTAGTAGCGGATTTTGCAAAAGAGCACCCATTGCTTACTAAAGTTGTTAGCGGGTTGGCTGCGGGAATGATAGGTCTAAGCATTGCAACTTTTGCTCTCAGATACGCATATACTTTTTTAGCAGACGGTATAGGGGCGGTCTTTAGAGGAACAAAACTGCTGCTTTTCTGGACAAGCGCAGAGGGAAGATTGCTTGCTGTAAATAACGCAAAACTTTTAATAGCTTCTACAAGAACTAAAAGCCTTGCAATATGGAAAGGTATATTGGCAGCAAAAACAAAGCTTGCAGCAGGAGCTGCAAAACTTTTCGGATTTGTTTTAAGAATGAATCCTATTGGTCTTGCAATAACTGCCATAGCAGCTTTAGGCGCTGCTCTTGTATGGGCCTACAAAAAATTTGACTGGTTTAGAAATGGTGTAAACACAGCATGGGAATGGGTTAAAAAGATATTTTCCTTTTCTCCTCTTGGGATTGTTATAAAAGCATGGCAGCCGGTATTTGACTGGCTAAGCAGCAAGTTTGAGTGGTTTGGTAAAGCAGTAGATAAACTTAAATCTATTGGTTCATCCATTAAAAGCTTTTTTGGATTAGGTGAGGATGATAAAGAGAAAGAGAAAAAAGAGCCTAAAAGCTGGTTTAGTAGTTGGTTTGGCAATGATGAAGAGGAAAAACCAAATTTAGCCAAAACTGCCAAAAAGGTAGCTGCAGCAACTGCAATAGGTACAACTATCATAGCAGCTCAGCCACAAGCTCTTAAAACAAACATTCCAACTATAACACCAGATATTAAAACTCCAACCGTAGAACTGCCTACTGTAAAAGAGATTAAAACAAACATTCCAACTATAACACCAGATATTAAAACTCCAACCGTAGAACTGCCTACTGTAAAAGAGATTAAAAGCTTTAAAGAGGTAATAGAAGTTAAAAAAGCAGCAAAGCCTACAGAAGATTTTTATATAAAAACCAAAAACCATCTTTTACAAAGGGAACACAAGAGGGATATGCAAAGAGCAACGAACAACTACACCATAAACATAAACGTAAACAAAACAGACGCAAAACCAGAAGAAATAGCAAGAGCGGTGCAAAAAGCTATTGCAAAAACGAAAGACAGAAAATTTGAGGATGATGAATGATATGCAAAATAGATGAGTTTTTATTTGATGTAAGAGACACCCAAACTTTATCGCATCAGCTGAGCTTTGACTGGGCTGACAGAAAAAGGCTTGGCAACAATCCCATAAGACAAGCCATGGGAGCATGGGACGAGGAGATAACAATTGAAGGTAAACTGCTTGTAAGAAGCGTAAGAGCATTGGATGATTTTGAAAACCTTGCAAAAGAGAAAAAACCGCTCAGACTAACTTTAGGAACAGGAGAGAGTTTTAAAGTAGTAATTACATCTCTTTCTAAAAGCAAAAAAGATTTTTTAAAAGACGGCAAATTTATAACGCAAGAGTTTAGTATCTCCTTAAAAAGGTGGTTTGAGTGAGCGAATATATTGCAAAAGAGGGTGAGAGGATAGATCAGATAGTTTATGCGGTTTATGGCACTTTGGATGTTTTTAACGAGGTTTTAGAGGCCAATATAGATTTAGCTGACAAAATAGAATTAGAAGCAGGTGATATTGTCTATTTGCCCGACATAAAAAGAGATACGACAACACTCAAGGATGAAAAAAGCCTATGGTAACTCCTATCTTTAAAATAGAAGCTAACGGTAAAGATATAACTGAAGTTCTGTTAAAAAACTCTGCTAAGATCACTTTTAAAGACGAGGACGGAGTAGTAGCGGATGAATTAAGTATAGAGGCCTTAGGGGATTTTAAAAGACCAAAATACGAGGATGAGCTGAAACTTTGGCTTGGCTACAAAGAGAGCGGGCTTTATTATTGCGGTCTGTTTATAGTCCAAACTTCTACAAAAAATAGACATTCTATAAACATCACTGCAACTGGCGCTAACTTTACAAGCGAACTTAAGAAGAAGCGAAACAAAAGCTACGAAAAGATGAGCCTTGCCGATATAGCAAGGGAGATAGCAAAAAGATACAGCTTAAACACAAAAAGCGACTTTAGCGATGCATATGTGCAGCATCTGTCACAAAGCAATGAGAGCGACTTACACCTGCTAAACAGGCTTGCAAACGAGTATAACGCCATCTTTTCTATTAAAAACAATACTCTAATCTTTAAAAAGAGGATAAAAGAAGATAAAAAAGCAGAAGATTTACCAGTGTTTGAAGTAAAAGAGAGTGAATGCGAGAGTTGGGAGATAAAACACTCTAACCGTACATTGTATAAAAGCTGCAAGGCAATCTGGCACGATACGAAAGAGAATAAAACAAAAGAGATAATCGTAGGAAGCGGAGAGCCTGAGCTGATACTAAAAGGCAGTTTTAAAAATGAAGCAGAAGCTAAAACGAAAGCGGAAGCGAGACTCCAGACTGCCAACAGGGGGATAGTATCAGGCAATCTTACAATTTACGGACAAAACATAAGAGCTGGTGGGATTTTAAAACTAATTGGTTTTGGAAGCGACAATGGTGATTATACGATAAAAAGTGTGGAGCATACATTAGATGAGAGCGGATATTCTGTATATGTAGAGTTTGAAAATTAAGGAGTTATGATGGCAGATTTTAACAAAGCATTTGAGATATTAAAACATCTTGAATATAAAAATTGCGAGGATGCATTACACTGGAATGATGGCGAACAAGGCTGGACGTTTATGGGAATATATCAAATAGCTCATCCAAATAGCAAGATATGGAAAGAGCTGGAGAAATATCAAGAAATAGAGACAGATACTAAAAAGTTATCGCAACTGCTTTGTAACAATGCAACAGCGATGCAAGAGGTTAAAAACATTTATCGCCGAAAATATTGGAATAGAGCGAAGCTTTACGATGTGCAGAGCCAAAAGATAGCGGAAGAGATTTTTGTGTTTGGAGTAAATGCGGGGTGTGAGCGAGCGATAAAAAA